TTAACTGCCATTGAGCAAAGATTATCTGCTGCGGATTTCTGCCCAAACGGAATTGAAACTCGATTTGACATTGATGACTTCTTGCGTGGATCTGCTTTAGAGCGTGCGCAAGTTTATGAAATCCTAAACCGCATTGGCGCAATGAGCGTTGAGCAAATCCAAGAGGAGGAGGATCTAATTCGATGAAAATTAGTTTCCCAATAGAAATAACAGCTGCCGACACCAACAAGCGAACTATCTCAGGAAAGATTGTAACTTGGGATGAGCAAGGTTCAACTAGCGCAGGATTAACCGTATTTGAAAAAGATTCAATTGATTTTTCTAAGCCTGTAAAATTATTACTTGAGCACCAAACAACAAAGCCATTGGGCAAGTTAGTCGATATAACTGCCACAGATACAGGCTTGGAAGCAACATTTCGTTTGGCTAAGACTTTTCGTGCGGATGACGCATTAGAGGAAGCAGCCACAGGACTTCGTGATGGTTTCAGCGTAGGCGTAAAGATTAACCAATGGAAAAATGTGGAAGGCGTGTTACGCATCCAATCGAGTTCCTTGCAAGAGGTCAGTTTAGTAACTGAACCGGCAATCGACAGCGCAAGAGTGGCTGAGGTCGCAGCAAGTCAAACACCAGAGAATTCCGAAGCAACCGCTGAGGAAACAACAACACAGGAGGACAACTTGTCTGATACAACATCAGAGGCTCCTATCGCAACCGAAGCGGTAGAAGCATCACAAGCTCCAGTTGTAACTGCTCAATACATGGCATATACAAAGCCTCGTGTTGATACAAATGTTACAGCGGGACAATACGCAGCAGCACAGATTCGTGCAATTCAAGGCGATACTGATGCTCGTGATTTAATTGCAGCATTACAAATAGCAACAACCGGTGAGAACACAGGAATGGTTCCACCGAACTATCTACGAGATGTAATTGGAGTTATTGATTCATCCCGTCCATTTATTGATTCAATCGAGCGTGCTCCACTACCAGCAAGTGGTCTTAAGGTGTTCACGCCTGTGCTTGGAAATCAAGCAATCGTAGGTCAAACTGCTGAAGGTGTTGAGTTTGCATCACAAGACACAGCAGTAACATTCCAAGAGGACACCATTGTAAAATTTGCTGGAGCAAATGTTGTCAATGTTGAACTGCTTGATCGTTCAGACCCTTCATTCCTAGATTTGTTAATTCGTGAATTAGCAGCATCTTATGCACAAAAGACTGACGCTTATGCAGCCAAAATTGCATCAGAGGCAGCAGCAGGATCATCAGGCGCATCAATCTATGCAGCAATCGCTGATGGAATTGCAGATGCTTATGGCGTTATGCGCTTCACACCAAACCGTTTGATGGTTGCTCCATCAGGTGGCGAGGATGGCATTGACTTCGCTGGATTACTTGGCGCAGTTGCAGATGGTCGTCCACTATTTGCAGCAGCAGCACCACAAAATGCTGCCGGCTTAATTACACAAGGCTCAACAAATGGAACAGTCGCAGGACTTGATCTAGTTGTAGATCCTAACTACACAGGTGACAATGCAAATGTTAAGCACGCATTGATCTACCCATCAGCAGCAATGCGATTCCACGAATCCGGAACATTTGACATTCGTGCCAATATCGTTGCAAATGGTCGAGTTGAGATCGGTCTTTACGGTTATGTTTGTGCGGTTAATCGTTACCCATCAGCATTCCGTAAGCTAGCAGTAGTCTAATTTAACTGAGTGCCTAGGGTTGCTCCCGATCCTAGGCATCCATTAAGGGAGATTAGAGAGAGGAATTTATGCCTTCAATTATTACCGCAACACAATTGCGCTCCGTATTGGGTGTAAGTTCCTCTCTTTACAATGACGCTTATTTAGATCAAATTATTGACACAGCAGAAACAGTTATTCTGCCAATGCTTGTAACATTCAAAAGCCCGATTCAAAAAGTGTCGCTGACAGATAATGTCGCCACTTTCACTACACTAGGAATCCATGAATTTACCGAAGGACAATCAGTTGTCATCACAGGATGCGGAACACCTTACAACGGAACAAGAGTTGTATTGGCAGACAATCTTGGAGAATATACCTTTTCGCAATCGATCACTAATAGCGATCTACTCGAGGCTAATGTCATCCCATCCGGAGTTGCTGCCCTTTCTGGCGGATCAACTTATGTTGGAAACGCAGCTGTTCAGTCAGCCGTCTATGCTGTTTCAGTCGAAGTTTTCCAAGCAAGACTTGCCGGCGGAGGACAAATCGAGGGAGTAGATTTTACTGCAACTCCGTTCAGGATGGGTCGATCACTTTTCAATAAGTGCGTGGGTTTATTAGGTTCATACATGGACACGGAAAGCATGTGTCAATAAATGCCTAATCAGACAATTCTTGAGCAGGTTAGGACACCTTTAGCAACCGCATTATCAACCGTTGCAGGTAATGTTTATTCATTTGTGCCTGAAACCGTAATTCCTCCAGCTGTGGTGTGCGTTCCGGATTCACCGTATCTTGAGTTTGAAACAATTAACAAATCTAACATTCGTGCCAAGGTCAATATGACCATTTCAGTCGCAGTTGCTTACAATAGCAACCCAGCATCTCTCGATAACATCGAGCAGTTAATCATAAGTGTTCTGGCAGTAATCCCAGCGGGATACATTGTCAGTTCGGTCGAAAGACCAACAGTTACACAAGTTGGAGCAAGCACTCTGCTAATCGCAGATGTTCGAGTTTCTACCTACTACACAAGAACCGTCTAAGGAGTAATCATGGCAACCGTAGTAATTACCGGTCGTGATATTTCGCTGTCTTTCTCAGGTGGAACAGACATCGAAGCACAAGCGACTAATGCAGTATTAACAAAAGTCAATGAGCGTCAGGTTTATCAAACACTTGATGGCGAGGCTTACAAGACAACCAACATCTCCGCTACATTCCAATTGGATATGCTGGCAGATTGGGGCAAAGCAAACTCAGTTTGTGAAGCTCTATGGACAGCAGCAGAAACTGCTCCAGACACCGACATCAATATCACTTTGACAGCTGCAACTGGTGCCGTATTTATATTTCCAGTAAAACCTGAGTTCCCAACAGCAGGGGGATCAGGAATCGATGCGCAAACAGTTTCATTCACCTTTACAGTTTCAAAGGGTGATGTAGGCGAATCATTTAGTTAAGAAATAGAAACGGGAGCAAACAATGAAGTTACCAATCACAATTGAATATAACTCAGGCGAGCAAGCAACCTACATTGCCCAACCGCCTGAGTGGGCTAAATGGGAGAAATCAACTGGGAACACCATAAGCCAAGCAAAAGAAAAACTTGGCATGTGGGATTTGATGTTTTTGGCATACAACGCTCACAAGCGAGAAGCTGCTGGAAAACCAGTTAAACCATTTGAGGCTTGGATGGAAACAGTCAGCGATGTAATAGTCGGTGATGCAAACCCAAAAGCCACGCAGCAGGAAGCCTAAACAGATTATTGGTTGAGTTGGCAATTGCCACAAAGATACCAATGAGCGAATGGGTTGATGCGGATGACATATTAACAGCGATCGAGATATTGGAGGCAAGGAATGGCTAAAGAAACCATTGCATACAATAAAAATGATCTGCGTGATATTTACAAAGCATTCAAACTTATGGATGACCAAGCTACTGAGGAAGCAAGATCGCAGTCTGCTGCTCTGGCTTATTTTGCATCGCAAGAAATTAAACAAGCAGCTGGATCTCGAACAAAGGCTGGCAAGGTTGCGCAAAGAGTCGCAGATGGCGTTAGCATCTCTAAGTCCAGCAAAATCGGTGAGTTCCGTTATGGTTTCGCACGACAAAAGTTTTCAGGTGGGGCTACAACGCAAACCTTATGGGGTGGTGTTGAGTTTGGATCTAATAAGTTCAAGCAGTTCCCTGCATATTCAGGACGGCAAGGCAGAGGTTCAAGAGGTTGGTTCATCTATCCAACGCTTCGCAGAATTCAGCCTGAATTGATTAACAAATGGGAACAGGCATTCAATCGCATTATTAAGGAATGGGTCTGATGGCAACCGGTAATCGCACCTTAAAGTTATCAATCCTTGCCGATGTTGATGACTTAAAAAAGAAGCTAGGCGAAGCCGACAAAGCGGTTGAAAATAACTCAAGCAAGATTTCAGAGTTTGGCAAGAAGGCTGCTGCTGCATTTGCCGTTGCTGCTGCTGCTGCCGTTGCCTATGGCACTAAATTAGCCATTGATGGGGTCAAGGCTGCCATTGAGGATGAGCAGGCACAATTAAGGTTGGCTAATGCTTTAAGGGAAGCCACAGGCGCAACTGATGCCCAAATAAAGGCAACAGAGGACATGATCCTCAAGACATCTTTAGCAACAGGCGTGGCAGATGACCAACTTAGACCAGCCTTGCAAAGATTGGCAGTATCCACAAAAGATACTCAGGAAGCCCAGAATTTATTAAACCTCGCTTTAGATATTTCAAAAGGTCGAGGATTAGAACTTGAAACAGTTGCAAACGCATTAGGTCGAGCACAAGATGGTAATACCACAGCCCTAGGCAGATTAGGTCTTGGTTTATCTAAGGCAGAATTATCAACCTTATCTTTCACCGAAGTTCAAGCAAAATTATCTGATCTTTATGGTGGATCAGCAGCTGCAAATGCCGAAACATTCCAAGGCAAAATGGATCGATTAAAAGTAGCATTTGACGAAGCCAAAGAATCTTTAGGTGTTCTTTTATTACCACAGGTTGAAAAATTTACAAATTATTTATTAAGTACTGGCATCCCAACACTTGAAGGATTCATTGCTGGCTTAAGTGGTGATAAAGGATTAACTGAGGCACTAACTGAAAGTCAAAGAGGTGCTGAAAACTGGGGCAAAGCAATTGGCGGAATTGCTAGTATTATTCAAGGATTTATTAACTTCCTAAGAGAAGTGATTGGACTATTAACTGAATTTGCTAACCAAGCAATTCGACTAATCAATTTAATTCCGGGGACTAATGTCAGTTACATCCCAAATGTTTCACCAAATGCGTCCGCATTGGGAATGCTTGGCGCACCAGCCTTGCCAAGTCCAACTGCAAACACTAGAGAAAACCGCACAACGGTAAATAACATCACAGTTCAATCAGTTGATTCTGAGGGTGCTGCTCGGGCAGTCGCTAAAGTCTTAAATGAAAGCGCATCCAGATCAGTTCCACAGCTATACAACAGCGGGATCACTAGGGCTCGATAATGACAGTTTGGAATCCAGACTGGAAATTAACTGTTGCAGGTGTTGATTACACAGACATCGCAATTGCTGACATAACCCATCAAGCAGGGCGAAGCGATATTTACTCTCAGCCTAATCCATCTTATTTGCAGGTTGCCTTAGTTGCTTTATCTGGTCAAACATTACCATTTGACATTAACGATAGTTTAAGTTTGCAAGTTAAAAACAGTTCCGGAACTTACGTAAATCTGTTTGGTGGAGATATTACTGATGTAACTGTTGAGGTTGGTGCAACTGGATCATTGGCAACTGTTGTTAATTACACAATCCTTGCAATGGGTTCATTGGTTAAACTTGCAAAAGAAGTTTATAACGACAATCTTTCACAAGATGAGGATGGCGACCAGATTTATGAGTTGCTATCTAGCGTATTGTTGGCATCATGGAATGATGTTCCAGCAGCTACAACATGGGCGACCTATAACGCAACAGAAACTTGGGCAACGGCAGGTAATCAAGGTTTAGGCGAAATCGATCAACCAGGGCTTTACACAATGTCTAGCAGACAAGCTGAGCCCGATACTATTTACAACATTGCAAGTTTTATTGCTGACAGCGCATTTGGTTATCTTTATGAGGAACCAAATGGAGATATTGGCTATGCCGATGCTGACCACAGGCAGACTTATCTAGCAGCTAATGGGTATGTTGATTTGGATGCAAACCATGCTTTAGGTCAAGGATTATCAACAATCACAAGATCAGCCGATGTCCGAAACGACATTTACATCAATTATGGAAACAATTTTAATTCACAGAAAACTGCTACAAGTCCAGATTCGATTGCGTTGTATGGCTACAAAGCAGAAAACATTTCATCCGCCATTCACTCAGCTGTAGATGCTCAGGAAGTTGCAGATCGCTACATTGCCCAGCGTGCCTTCCCATTACCAGCCTTTCAATCCATAACTTTTCCAATAACCAATTCAGAGATTGACAATAGCGATCGGGACAACCTATTGGGCGTGTTTATGGGTCAGCCATTAAACATCCAAAACCTGCCATTGCAAATATCAAATGGCGAATTTGAAGGTTATGTTGAGGGTTGGTCTTGGCGTACTCGCTTCAATGAATTATTCCTGACAATCAATCTGTCGCCTGTGGCGTTTAGTCAGGTGGCAATGCGTTGGAACACAGTTCCAATAGGCGAGCGTTGGAACACTTTAAGCAATACTTTGACATGGGAATACGCTACAATCGTAGCCTGATAATAGGAGAAAAATGGCAACTACCACGAACTACAGCTGGACAACTCCAGATGACACCGCGCTAGTAAAAGATGGCGCAGCAGCAATCCGATCACTTGGAACTGCAATCGATAGCACAGTATTTACAAATGCTGGAGCAGCTGTTGCAAAAGCAACTGTTGATGCAAAAGGTGATTTAATTGTTGGAACAGCAGATAACACAGTTGCAAGATTAGCTGTTGGCGGAACTAACGGACATGTTTTAACTGTAGATAGCGGAGAAACAACAGGATTAAAATACGCTGCTGTTCCTGCTGCTAGTAAATCATTTTCTTTATTAAACGCTGGTGGCACTTCACTATCTGGAAGCACAACAACTATTTCAGGCATTAGTAATCAAGACCAACTATTTATTTTGGTTAGCGGTGCATCTTTAACAGCACAAGGCAGAGTTCGAGTAAGATTTAATAGTGATACTGGCAGTAATTATACTTGGTATGGTGCAAGGAAAGAAGTCACCAGCGCCACTGGCAATCCATCTACCGACTCAGCAAGTTCTTCGACAGATTCTCTTTTTGAATCTTTATTTTTATTTGCAGCAGCTACAACTGGTTCTTTTGGTATGACAGTAAGTGGCGCTGCAACTTCAGGAGTAAAAATGGTTGATCAAGTAGGTGGAATTTCTGCAAGCGCTGGTGCAGAAGCATATGACATCAAAGGTGTATGGAATAACAGCGCAACTATTACCTCAATTAGCATCATAACCGCTGGAACTTTTGATGCTGGAACCGTCTATGTATATGGAGCCTCATAAAATGAAAATAATTGAAAAAGAGTTTAATATTCAAACTGGCGAGGAAACTATCACTGAGCGTGATGAAACTGCTGCTGAGAAAAAAGAAAGAGAAACAAGGGAAAAAGAAATTGCAACAGCTCAAGCCCAAGCCGAAGCAAAAGCAACAGCACGCCAAGCGATTGCAGATCGTCTTGGTTTAACAGCTGATGAACTTCAAGTTTTGCTTGGCTAATGAAACCCTGGTTATCAAAATCTGCTGTTCAATTTAGAGAGCAAGTAGATGATTGCTTCCCAGAGCGTTTGCGTAAATCTGATGGGTGGATTGGTGATGCTAGACATAGCACACGAAAGAGCGACCACAACCCAGATGCAACAGGGTGCGTCAGGGCAATTGATATTGACGCTCGGCTTTCTGACGACAAAGGGCTTTCAATATATCTCGCAGATCAAATTCGACAATACGGGAAATCTAATAAGCGCATCTCTTATGTGATCCATCAAGGCAAGATTGCTTCACCCATTCTCAGATGGCGGTGGAGAAAATACAAAGGCAATCCCCATGCACACCATATCCATATCAGCTTCAAATCAGACCAAGACCACAACTCAGATTTTTTTGACATACCACTACTAGGAGGCAAAGCATGAAACTATCGAACAAACACAAGGCTGCGATCAAGTCATACTTGAGAGCTGTGGCTGCCTCTGGAATAACCGTTATCTTGGCAATCGTTGCTGACATCAGACCAGAGTTTGCAATTCTTGCCGGTGCATTGGTTGCACCTATAGCAAAAGCATTAGATCCAAAATCAGGGGGCGAAGCTGATTACGGACTTAATGCGAAATGACAGCCAACGAATGGGTTGGTATAGCCGTTGGCGTATGCGCCATATCAACAAGTTTATTACTGGGTCTGCGTTGGGTTATTAAATCCTACTTACAAGAATTAAAACCCAATTCTGGAAGTTCGATCAAGGATCAAATTACAAGACTTGAACAGCGTGTCGATGATCTGTTTGTCTTAATCAGTAAGCGATAATTTTAATTATGGCGAACACACGAAAACCTATCAAACGCAAAAAGATCAATCGTCGAGTCGTTCGCCAAACTCCTGAGCCATTAAGCAAAATAGATCAGCATTATTTGGCTCTGCACGAATGTTACAAAGCAGCTAGAAAAGCAGGATTTACACCTGAGCACGCATTCTGGTTGATGACTGAGCATAAGACTTTCCCAGATTGGATTGTAGGCGATGGTGGGATCATCCCATCCATTGATCCAACTGATGATGAGGATGAAGATTAATTAAAGCCAACCGGAGATACCTAGTAACGCCTGACCTCCAAATTCCTCTGCACCATCCGAAAGCCGTGTCTAACCTGATTAAAATGGCACGCCATGAGAAGTTTGATTTTGTATTAAATGTTGGTGATGAAATGGATCTTGGATCTCAGAGCCGTTGGGCAAAAGGGACAAAATTAGAATTTGCAGAAACCCTTGACGAGGAAAGAAAACTAGGGCAAGAGATTCTTTACGATCTAGGCACGACTGATATCGTTAGATCGAATCACACAGATAGAATTTATCAAACCTTGCTTAAGGGTGCCCCATCACTTATTGGATTGCCGGAATTGGCTTATGACAAGTTCATGGATTTTAGTTCACTTGGCATCCGATTTCATAAGAGAGCCTACGAGTTTGAAAAAGGATGGCACTTGGCTCATGGCGATGAAGGCAACATGTCCAAGCATGCAGGGATAACAGGTCTTAATTTGGCTAAAAAGTGGCATTCTAGCGTAGTTTGTGGTCACTCCCATAGGCAGGGTGCAGTCCGACACCAAACTGGCTTAAACGGGCGTTATTCAACGATTTGGGGCATCGAAACCGGTCATCTTATGGATATGCGAAAGGCGAGTTACCTAAAATATAACTCAGCCGACTGGAATATGGGCTTTACTGTGCTTAGTTTCGGCAAAAAAGGACATCAGGTAGAGCTGATCCCAGTCAATCATGACGGATCATTTACCTATAATAGACGGACTTATGGGTCTTGAAACCGATTATCTCGACCGCACGATTGATGACCATATCGATGATCTTGAGGATATTGGCGTTATCTAATCGTTATACAACACTCCGAAAGAAACTAACAAAGCGTCCTTGATTTAGGTCATACTTTCTGTATCCACACGAACGCTGTGGGTAAAGGGAGCAGTATGGAAATCAATGGAATCACCATTTTATGGTTCATGATAGCAACAGGCTTACTAGCCTATGCGGTTAATCTATGGCAAACCGAGATTTACAATCGGGGCTATTGGCGTGGGCGTGCAACTGGTTGGGATATGCACCGCAGAATGATTACTATTAAACAGCAGTCAGATGAAGTCTTTGATTATGACAAAAACTGAGCAGCTCTTTGATGAGGTCATTACTACAATCCAACAGCGTGGAAGTGTCTATGGACATCCATACTATAACCACAAACGAATTGCAGGTCTTTGGTCTGCATATCTCGACTTCCCTATCACACCACACCAAGCTGCATTATGTATGGCACTCGTCAAGGTTTCTCGGCTTAGTGAAACTCCAGATCATTACGACAGCATCAAAGACTTCGTTGCCTATGGGTCTGTCTATAAGACGGTGCTTGATGCAGTCCAAGATGAAAACTGGGAGGATTAACAATGGCATTTAATCTTGAGGATTACGAGGATGTGGCAACACTCAACAAATGGTTTATCAGCAATTATCCAATGGGCAGATCAGATCTATCAGTAATTAGCCATGATCCTGAAAAGGGTTATATCTTGATCCAAGCAACCATTTGGCGAGACAGTAAAGATGCTGCTCCGGCTGTTTCCAATGTGGCATTTGGATCGAAAGAAACCTATATTCAAAACATGAAAAAGTTTTATGTTGAGGATACTGCGACAAGCGCATTAGGTAGAGCGATCATTTTACTTAAAGGCTCTGACAAGACTGCTACCAAGGATGACATGCGAAAGGTTGAAAGCAATCCATCATTTAAGGAGAAGCTAGAAAGCCGTCAAAATATGTATGGCAAGGCTGGATCCAAGTCAGCACAAATCGAAACTATTTTAAGAGATAGTTTTGCAGCTGATAAGAAAGAGCCTGAGGCTGTTGCTTGGTCTGTTGGAGAAGTAGTTGCTGAAATAGGTGCATCAATACCTAATGAGCCACCTGCGTGCCAGCATGGTCATATTCTTAAAGAGGGAATATCTAAAGGAGGCAAGCCTTATCGAGGTTATGTATGCAAAGCAAAAGAATGTCCACCTAAATGGGCAAAACTCACAGCTAATGGAAAATGGTATTTTGAAGGAGGTGAATAAATGGGTGAATTACAAATTATCGATGGCTCGGGCTTAACTGCCACCTTTACGGATGACGGAGTAAAAGTAGAGCCATCAACAATCAAATGCGACAGTTGCAATGATGACAGATTACTTCATGAGGGCGATCTGCTTCGATGCTATGTCTGCCACACAATCAACAGAATTCCTTATCCAGTAACTAGGGATTTGAATGCCTAATTACGATTATGCCTGTGATGGTGAGGGGTTAGTGATTGTATTGGATTTACCAATGGATCATAAAATCCCTCATTGTCAAGTATGCAATGCACCTTTAAGGCGTGTCTATACAGCTGTGCCAAGTATCTTTAGAGGAACTGGATGGGCTGGCAAAGATGGTTAATTTTAGGTGCAACTTTTGTTCAGCGAATACTGAGTTTGAATGGCTTGATGGATACCCAGAGAGCGATGGCTTTAGGGTGTATCAATGCTTAAAATGTTGCGCTATAGGAACCAAGAATCTAGCTGAACAGACTGACACTCAGGAACCTGTAATGCGCTGCACTAAATGCGGAGCATGGATGTTTGCAGATAAAGAGTGTTACACATGCGAACTTATCGACCTAAAATGAGTGAGGCAGGATACGATGAAAACTGGATTGATCTTGATGACCAAATTATTCCATTCCTCGACACGCCTTGTGACCTGCGGTTATGATGAAAGGTTTTAATATGTATTTGACACATGTGATACCCTTAAACGCAAATTCGCTTTCAGAGCGAAAGGGCGATCTGCGAAGCAGAAAGATCGCAAGGTTTGGTTTGGTGATATCTCTGTTCCTTGGCAGTAACATAGCCTTTCTAAAAGATGATTCCGTAGCTGTATCTTGGTCAATACCTAAATTAAAACAATATACATTTCATAAGCTAGATTATTCATTTGATCAATTCTATTGTGTTGATGAGTTATGGCATAAAGAATCAAGATGGAACCACAAAGCCAAGAACCCTAAGTCAAGTGCATTTGGTATTCCACAGATCTTGGGATTAAAAGAAACTAATCCAACTAAACAGATCGATAAAGGATTGGCTTATATTAAACACAGGTATGATGATCCTTGTAAGGCATTAGCACACCACAAGATTAAGGGCTGGTATTGATGAGCACATCAGCTCTACGATCTACAGGATCAACTCATAGATGGCGACAGATTCGCAGCAGGATCTTGAGGCGAGATCAGTTCATCTGCCAATACTGTAATCAAGAGGCTACAACTGTGGATCATGTGATACCTAGGAGGCTCGGAGGTTTAGATGACGACAGCAATCTCGTTGCATCCTGCCGTAGATGTAATTTAAGCAAGGGTGGGCGGTTTTTTGTGAGTGCTAAGACAC